ATGAAAGGCGCGGCTGCTTCCGAAGCGGAAACGATTGAAGGGAAGTCCGGGACGCTCTATGTGACGCCTCTCGGCCTTCGAGGCTTGAAAGCTACGACTGGACGAAACGGGCTTGTCGAACTGGCGACCGAAGCAGAGGCAAAAGCGGGGACGGACAAAGAACGCGCTGTGACGCCTGCGGGTTTGAAGACTGTTGTCGATGAGGCAACACCGGACGCAAGTGAAGCCGCCAAGGGGCTGATACAGATCGCTTCTTCGGTTGAAGCTACGGCAGGAACAGACGCTCTGAAAGCAATGACGCCCGCAACTGGAAAGGCTGCACTCGATGCGCGAATTGCGACAGTTGAGGAAGCGAAAGTTGGCACGTCGACGACGAAGCTCATCACGCCTGCAACGCTGAAGGCCGTTGTGGATGCAGCTGTGGCGGCGGCTCTTGCGAAACAAGGAGGTGCCAAATAATGGCCAATACGATTCTGATCACAGATGCCGGCTTGGCCGAAGTAGTCAACGCGGAGCAGTCTGGAACCGCGCCCGTCGTCATTACAGAGGTGGGCTACGGCACGGGGCAATACACGCCGACTGGTGATATGACGGCTCTGAAGGAAGAGTTCAAGCGTCTGACGACCATCGCAGGCGGTGCGGTTGGAGACAACGTCATCCACCTTGCGGCCCGCGATGATTCGGCCGAGGCCTACACGGTCTACGAGGTCGGCCTCTACACGGCGAGCGGAACCCTTTTCGCGGTTTGCTCTCAGACAGTTCCGATCATCCAGAAGGCTTCGCAGTCGCAGGCTCTGCTCGCGATTGACCTTGCTGTGACGGACTTCTCTGCAGATTCGATCGCGTTCGGAGATACGAACTTCCTGAACCCGCCGGCGACGACCACGACTCTCGGTGTCGTTGAACTTGCGACGAATGAAGAAACGATTGCAGGAACAGATGGGACGCGTGCTGTCACTCCGAAGAGCCTCAGCGCACGGACATCGACGGAAAGCCGCACCGGTTTGATCCGCATCGCGGTGCCTGCGGAAGTGCTTGCTGGCAAGGAAAACACAAAGGCAGTGACGCCGTTTGGCTTGCTTTCTGCCTTTTTGAAGAATCACGGCGACAGCGGCTTTCAGAAGTTGCCGAACGGTTTGATCGTGCAGTGGGGAAAAGCCTCGATTGCATCCGATGGCTCGACCGTTGTTGCCTTCCCAGTTGCTTTCCCGACGAGCGCCGTTTTCGCGAACGCGACGCCTACTGGTGAGGTTGCTGCGGACTTCGTTGCCACTGGTTTGACGAAGGGGAACACGACCTTCAAGCACAACGCAAACGGAAAGGTCCAGGCGCTCTGGATGGCGCTCGGATTCTGAAAGGAGAGGACAGGATGGCTTACTACTACAGCGCGTCTCAACGCGCGTTTTACTGCACAGAGATCGTGTCTGTGGACGTTATGCCCGCAGACAAGGTGACAGTCGCGGACGAGGCATACAAGAGCCTCATGGCCGCCCAGAATGCGGGGAAGTTGATCCGTCCAGGTGCGGGCGGAGCTCCTGAAGCCGTCGACCAGACGGGCGCTGCCGCAACTGGCATCGTCCACGAGCTGACGGCTGCAACTGCTGACAAGCTGGGCCACATCAAGATCGGCAAGAACGTCGATGTTGCAGCAGACGGAACGATCTCGGTCAATCTCTCGAAGGACGTTGGCGATCAAAGGGATCGTGCTCCTGAAAAGCCTGACTATGGCTTGAGTTGAAGGAGGTGAGGGAATGGCTGCTGTTCACAACTTTTCTCTCGATCAAGGTTCGGACAAGGTTGTCTATTTCGTCTTGCGAGATAAGAGTGGACCGATTGATTTGAGTGGGTACTCGGCTGCCATGCAGGTGCGCCGGTACGCATTCAGCGAGGCGGCTATTGACACGCTGACAACGTGTAATGGTCGCCTTCTTATTGATAGCCCTGCCGGGAAAATCACAGCGAAGTTCAATCACGAAAACACCGAGCAATATCCGGGCGATTCGGTGCTTTATGACATTGAGCTTGAGTCTCCGGACGGTGCAATCACAAGGATTCTTGAAGGAAAAATCAAAGTTTCTCCGGAGGTGACCCGTGTCAGATGCAAGCCTAAGGCGTGAGAAGTTTCGCAGAAAAATTGCTTTAACTGAAGAAATCTACATCGAAGGTCAATGTAGCGATATTGCTCCAAAGGTCGTCACGGTAGAGGTTCCTGGCATCCAGGGACCTCCGGGCAAGGATGGGGCAGACGGAAAACCCGGAGAACCTGGTAAACCAGGCGAAGGGGCTCACGTCGAAAGCATTGACAACTCTTTCATTGACAATCTTTTTTAATCGTAAAAGGAGTGAGAAAAATGAGTGAATTGAATGCATTTTTAGATAAGCAAGGTTTGACTCATTACGACAGCAAATTGAAGACGGTCGTTGCCGGGCAGATGACGATCGAGGGGCGCACGATCACGCTGAAGAGCGTCTCTGGTGCAACGCTCGCAACGGTGACGGTGCCGCAGACGATCTATGAGCTTGCAACGACTCAGAAAGACGGTCTGATGAGCAAGGAAGACTTCGCCAAGTTGCAAGGTGTCGCAGCTCAGGCGACGAAGGTCGAAAACTCTGAAACGAACGGGAACATCCAGATCAATGATGTTGAGACGCCCGTTTATGTACACCCGAGCGTGACGGCAGGTGCTCTTGGTGCAGGACTTTACAAAATCACGACTGACGGCAATGGGCACGTCACTTTAGGCACGAAGGTTGTCAAGGGCGACATCACGGCGCTCGGTATTCCGGCTCAGGACACGACGTATGGTCCGGCTTCGGCTGATGCTGCGGGTCTGATGTCTGCTGCCGACTTCACGAAGCTGCAAGGAGTCGCTGTGGGCGCACAAGTGAACGTACTCGAAAAGGTGAGCGTCAACGGCGGCGCTCTGCCGATCACAACTAAGGGCGTCAATATCGATCTCACGCCGTACGCGCTGAAAACGGACATTGCGAGCGCTGTGAACTACAAGGGTTCCGTCGAAAACTATGCGGCGTTGCCGACCAAGGATGTGAAAGCCGGCGATATGTACAACGTCGAGACTGCCGATCCTGCTCATCAGATCGACGCCGGGATGAATGTCGTTTGGAATGGCGAAAGTTGGGACCCGATGGCCCCGATGATCACGATGACTGGCATTACGAACGAAGAGATCGACGCCCTCTTCGCGTAAGGGGGTGTGCTCATGGCTAACAGTTTTCTCGACTTAAACGGGCTCGCCAATTTCAAAGCGAAGCTTGAGAAGAGCCTTAGCGATGAGTATGCGAAGAAAGCCGAGGTCGTCACCAAGGAGGAGGCCTCGGCCTTCGCAAGGCTCAAGACATGCAGCGAGATCCGAGACCGAGCACCGTCAAAGCCGGACTACGGCTTATCAAAAACAAAGGAGGGAGCTGAATAATGGCTCTGAAAGAACAGGATATCGTCTTTACGACGACGGATGAGGCGGGTAACACCGTCATTCAGTTTCCGATTACGCGCGTCGAAAATGTTGAAGACGCCGTGCGTACTGTGAACAAGAAGAAGCCTGACAGCAATGGCGACATTCAGATCGATGTCGACATGAGTCATCTGGCGACAAAAGATGAGCTGACGAAGGGCTTGGCGAATAAGCGAGATCACACGATCCAGATCGCCAACGCGGACCTGAACACGCTGCTTGATGACAAAACATGGGCCTGTAGTGGGACGCTGAAGAATACTCCGATTGCTTGCACGTTCTGCATTGTGCAGGCCTACGACACGGGGGCGCCCATCAGCGGGAACATCGTGCAAGTCTGCTACGTTCCGAACCAAACCGACAACACAGTCCGCACCTTTGGGCGCAACTGCAATAATGGGGTGACCTTCGGGAAGTGGAGCGAGTCCGGGGCCGTGAAGACGGTGAACAGCGTCGCGCCTGATGCTTCTGGCGAAGTGACGTTGCCGAACGCGACGACGAGTAAATTTGGTCTTGTGCGCCTTGCTGCCGAAGAGGACGTTTTGAACGAGGCTCCACAGACAGCGGTCTGCACTCAGCTGATCTACGAAATCAACGAGTTCCGACGTAAGTCTACGGCGAACAAGGTCGGGGACAAGGTGGGCTGCGCCTTTCAATATGAGCGCTTTTTGGAGTGCACGAAGGCGGGGACGACGAGCGCGGACCTGCTCGATACGCGCAGCGTCACGCATGGTCAGGTCATCACGGACGGCACGGTTGAATGGACCGTTCGGACTCATGTGCGCTCGATCAATGGGTCAGTGGCTGGAGCTGATGGCAATGTGCTCGTTGATGTTGGGGCGAAGACTGTTGAAGGGAAAGCTCCTGACGGACAAGGGAATATCGCCCTCGGGCTGCATGCTGTAGCGACCTCTGGCAATTACAACGACTTGTCGAATAAGCCGACGATTCCTGCGAGTCCAGATATTTACGTTACTCAATCAGGAAGTAGCGGATCGAATCGGTACCGTGTTTGGAGCAATGGATTTATTGAGCAATGGGGGCTTTTGAAAGGAAGCGGTGGGGGCGGTACTGTTACTTTCCCGAAGCGATTTTCGAACACCACTTATATCTTTGTAGTTACGCCAAATGAAGAAGGAACGAGTGGACAATGGTTTGCTTGGGGTACAAGCAAAAAAACGGAAAGTTCTATCAATTCGAATATCATGGGCGGCGCTAGCGACGGTGCCCCAAAACAATCGTGGTATGCGGCAGGCTTTTAAAAGGAGGTGACCCTAAAATGGAGTTTGAAATCGGACAAATTTTCGAGGGCGAATATCCCCCAGAGGCGGCGTTTTGGTGTAACGATTGTGGGGATCGGTACATCAAGGAGATCGAGCCTCAGAACGGCGTGCGACGATTCCAGATCGTCGCAGTCCCTGCACCGACGCTCGACGAACTCAAGGCGCAGAAGCTCGAAGTCCTGAACGTCGCACACATGCAAGCCGAGGAAACCGCCCATGTCGTTTCGTCTCTCGGCTTTGAGATCGATGCGGACGACCGCGCGAACCGCGACATCGAAGGCATCCTCAAAACGATCGGCGACGGCACGGTGCTTTTCTGCGACTACGAGAACAACTTCCACGAGCTCAACCGCGCCCAGTGCGAGACGTTGCAGGTCGAGATCATCCAGAACGCGCAGGCGCTCTACGCCCAGAAATGGCAGTACCGCACGCAGGTCGAAGGCGCGGAAAGCGTCGAAGAGCTCAACGCGATTGAGTTCACGTTCTCGCATCTGAGCTTCTGACCATGTGTAATTCAGCGACGACAGCTTCTGCCGTTGCTTAGAAAGGGAGACCGCCGTTTGGCGGTTTTTTCATATGTGGAATTTGATTGTCAAGGCGCTGAGAGAAGCGATAAAGGAAAAGGTGACTGAAATGACGAAAGAAGAAGTGAAGGAATGGCTCGACAAGATCGGCGTCAAGGCCGAGGAAGTGACGGATGAAATCATCGCCAAGGTGGAGGCTCAGAAGGCTCTGCTTGATACGGAGACCCGACGCAAGACTCGGCTCTTCTGGGGACCGGTTGGTTTTTTGGTTGGCGCGGTCGCCGGCTATGTCTGCGCGGCCTTTTTCTGAGAACTGTGGGGTTTGCGTCCATAGACCAATATCAACTCCCTCGAGGATATTCCTCGGGGGATTTTTTTATGAGGAGAAGATGCCAGAGAAAGAAGTGATAACGGAGACCCAGGCGCTTGCCGCGTCTGGGGGCTTCGCCGCCCTATGCGGTTGGCTGAACTATCTGCTCCTGATTGAGGAAGGGCGGGAGTTCTCGTGGGGAGGGATGTTCTTGCACTGCGCGATCAGTGCGGTGTGCGGTCTGATCTCTTACGAAATCTTGGCTTACGAAGGCTTCCCGCCGGGGTTTTGCGGAGCGCTGTCAGGCTTGGCAGGTTGGGGCGGCACACGAGTCTTGAGGCTGATAGAGATTGTCGCGACAAAGAGGGCGGGGATTAAAAAGGAGGATTTGGAATGAAGAACTTTTCTGAGTACCAGGCTGAGTCCGCGATGGACTTCATTGAGGCGTGGGAAGGGTGTCGCTTGCAGGCGTACAAGTGTCCTGCTGGCGTTTGGACGATCGGCGTGGGGCACACGAAGGGTGTGACGGAGCACGACGAGATCACGTATGA